TTGTAAAACTATCGTCTCGCTTGACAAATTCTGAAATGATTTCTCCGTTAGTTATCTCATTGTCTGATTTTTCCTCAAAGACACAATTCCATTTTTTACATCCGTTTTCAGTATGAAATTTGCAAACATCACAAGGTCTGCCATTAAGGCATGCCAATATTTCTGTTTTTGTCATATTATTTATCCTCCTTAAATGATCCCTTGTGTGATTCCCTGGTCAAGATAACAGGAGCTTGGAAATTCTTTTCTTATCTTTTCATTGATCTCGCTTTCAGCATACCGGTTCAGATCCTTTTCTAACTGCTTAAGCTTATTGATATATTGAGTATAAGTCATGCACTCAAATATATAATCGTGATGGATCTCCTGGTATCTTTTGTCAAACTCATCGCCCATGCGTCCGAGCGTATAGCCCTGGCTCCTGGCCTGAGCTTCATAATCATATTCGTCTCCATGGTACCATAATAATTCCGGCATGTTTTATTCCTCCTTTAATCCGCTAAAGTAATGCCCGCCATATTGGAACATCGGTTCACCATATGCAGGATATCCGTCTGCACTGAACCACAGGATCTTCATTGAATGATCCCAGTCTCCTTCGATCCAGGATTCATCCCAGCCGTCAACGACCATCCCAAGTGCCTCGTAGCAGTCTTCGCTTGGCTGTATTCCCATGCGTCCGACGGCAAACTGATTAGGTGCATAGATGATCTCTCCTATCGGTGCATTGAAATGCTCTGTCCTGTTAAGCACCGTGATCATCACAAGAGCCTTGCCGACTGAATCCTCCCCCTCAGCTTCTGCCATCGCGACGTCAAGTAAAAGGTTCTGTTCCTCATACGTAAGATTTACAAACGTATCATCCCTTAACATAGGGATATCTGCAGGTACAAAAATTTCATCTTGCAGCTCTGAAGTTTCCGCAGCATCTTCAATGACCGGGGCTACTTCCACATACTCAACGGGATGGTCAATCTCGGTGACTTCATCCGGCGGCAGCTCTCTTAATTGCTGGGACTGCCGGTGCGATCGATAGGATCCTATGCATGCGATAGTGACCGCGCCTATAATTAAGATGGTTCCTGCTACATTAATAAAGTGCTTCATAAATTGTCCTCCTAATTTTTGATGATATTTTTTTACATCATTTTTATTATAGTATTTTATATCAACATTGTAAATGATATCTTTTCTTTGATACTCTGATACTTTCTGAACTTTTTCTGATACTGCTCAAAGTATTGATTTTACTGATCTTTTTATTATATAGTATCACAATATCACTCTTTTTCTTTAAAAAAATAAAAAAATATATAATATATAAAAATATATAAATATAGAAAATATATAAATATATAAACATAGGAGAAAATTTAGTGAACTTTGTGATACAGGGGCTCGAAAGCCAGTCGTATCAAGGCTTTCGTCAGTATCACTAAATTTAAAAGACTGATATTTTTGTGCACAAACTCTGATACTTTTTTTCTGATCATAAAATATTTTTTATGTTTTTATAAAAGGTTTTTGGGCTCATTTATTTTTTTATAAACGTACACTATTATTCTTATTAAGAAGGAGGCGATCTTTATGCCGAGAAACGGAACGAAAAATCTTAAACCGATGAATAAGCTAACAGTAGAAGAACAGAAAAAAATCGCTCGTGCCGGGGGAAAAGCATCTGGAGAATCAAGGCGAAAAAGAAAAACACTCCGTGATGAGCTTTTGGCAATGCTTTCAGATGGTGATACTCAGAAAAAGATCTCTGTTGCATTGATCAAAGAAGCAACTAATGGAAATAATGCCGGATCCGTCACCAAAGCATTTGAAGTTATTCGTGATACTATTGGTGAAAAGCCGGTTGATAAGATCATGGTCGCTGAAGTAGATCAGAATATTATTAATGAAGTTGAGGCAATGATCAACAATGACGAGGAATGAGGCCGTAAAATTTTTGATCGGTAAGCCGTATAAGTTTGGTAAGCTCCTGGGATTTACCAAATTAACCTTGCTTCATAATAACTGGATCCGTAAAATGATCAAAGCTAAGAGCGATCACACCTTACAGGCTCACCGTGGATCGTATAAAACGACATGCGTGTCAATCGCCCTAGCCATTCTTCTGATATTGCTGCCTAATAAGCGTATTCTCTTTATGAGAAAAACGGATTCAGACGTTAAAGAGATCATTAAGCAGGTCCAAAACATTCTCCTGGATCCTCATACCCAGGTTTTTGTCCAGGCCATTTATGGCGTATCGCTTAAATTGACCGTTGCAAACGCGACCGAAGTAAGCACTAATCTTACGACTGACGTAAAAGGTACTACTCAGTTAGTCGGAATTGGTACAGAAGCATCTTTAACTGGTAAACACTTTGATATTATCTTTACTGATGATATTGTAAATGTAAAGGATAGAATCAGTAAAGCTGAACGTGATCATACAAAGATCATTTATCAAGAGCTGCAGAATATTAAGAACCGGGATGGCCGGATATTCAACACCGGGACTCCCTGGCATAAGGATGATGCGTTCTCGCTGATGCCGGATCCTGAAAAATGGGACTGGAAATCTACCGGGATTATCAGTGATGATGAAGCCGAAAAGATAAGATCAAGTATGACAGCTTCTTTGTTTGCCGCAAACTATGAGCTCAGACATATCGCCAGTGATGATGTTTTATTCTGGGATCCTCAGACCGGCGGTGATCCCGAGATGGTCAAGCAAGGTGATGCTCATATCGATGCAGCATATGGCGGAGAAGACTGGACTGCTTTTACTGTCATTAATAAAAAGCTTGTTGAGATCGGAAAGAATGACGATGACACGCCTGTCATGCATGAAAAATATTTTGTCCTGGGTAAATGCTGGCGCAAGCATGTTGATGATGTTGAAAATCAATGCATCGATCTTTATAAGTTCTTTACCTGTAATAAGTTGTATAATGAGACTAACGGAGATAAAGGCTACCTTAGCAAGGATTTGAAAAAGAAGGGTGTCCGGTCGGTTCCTTATCATGAGGATATGAATAAGTACCTCAAAATATCAACATACCTGAAAGCCGTCTGGAATGACGTTATATTTGTTGAAGGAACCGATGAAGATTACATCAATCAGATCTGCGATTATAATGAAGACGCTGAGCATGACGACTGCCCGGATAGTTTAGCATCACTTATAAGGAAAAAATGGGGAACTAAGGTTCGTACAGCAGAAGAATCAGCAGGAGTTATGTTTTTATAACATAGGAGGTATAAATGAAAACCTGGGAAGATCTACAGCAAACAGATAATGAGATGGAATTTGTCCGGGGTGCGATCAAGGATTATCAGTCTGATCCGATGTATCTTGACGCATGCGCCGGCTTTAACTATTTCAGCAAACGGAACACAACGATCCTGAATTATATCAAGCTGCTTTATAAAATGTCGGGCGAAGCGGTCCCGGATAATTTCTCAGCCAATTACAAATTTTGTAACGGCTTCCTTCCGATCTTTGTACAGCAGGAAAACAGCTATCTGCTTGGCAACGGCGTCATATTTAATAAAAACGACACAAAGAATAAGCTTGGCGGAGATGAGTTTGATCTGGCTGTGATGGATGCCGGAGAGAATGCACTCTGGGGCGGTATCGCATATGGCTTCTGGAACCTGGATCATGTAGATGTGTTTGATGCTCTGGAATTCGTGCCTTTATGGGGAGAAGAAGACGGAGCGCTTCATGCCGGGATCCGGTTCTGGCAGATAGCTCCTAATAAGCCTCTCAGGGCTACGCTGTATAAAGAGGATGGATATATTGAGTACATCTGGAAGGACGGCCAAGGCAGCGTTTATAATCAGCAAAGGTCTTATAAGCAGATCGTTCGCACGAGCGTCGTAGATGGGACCGAGATCATTGATGGAGAGAATTATCCGGCATTCCCCATCGTTCCTTTATGGGGAAATAAACTTCATCAGAGCGAGCTTGTAGGACTTCGTGAAAAGATCGACGGATATGATCTGATCCAGTCCGGCTTTGCAAATGATCTTGATGATGCATCACAGATCTATTGGACACTTCAGAATGCCGGGGGAATGGATGATATTGATCTGGCCACGTTCGTTCAGCATATGAAGACTGTAAAAGCCGCAGTCATGGACGGCGATGGTGCAACGGCTGAAGCTCATACGCTTGAAGTACCTCATGAAGCAAGAGAAGCAGCGCTGCAGAATATAAAAGACTCACTTTACCGGGATGCTATGGCCCTGGATGTTGATAAGCTGTCTGCATCCGGCAATGTTACCGCGACGGCTATCAATGCAGCATATCAGAATCTGGATCTGAAATGCGACCGGTATGAAACTTGTGTCACTACGTTTATAAAGGGAATACTTGTTCTTGCAGGAATAAATGATATCCCGACTTATAAACGCACTAAGCTTACTAATACCCTTGAGACCACTCAGATGGTCCTGGCTGCTGCAGAATATCTTGACGATGAAACCATCTTAAGCCTGCTGCCGTTCATCACGGTTGATCAGATCGATACGATCCTTGAAAAGAGGACTGAAGAAGAGGCTACCAGGTTTGGTGAAGAATCTGATGAAGGTTCCGGTGAAGAAAATCTGGATGAGGGCGATATCGGAGATGCTGTTGATGCTGCAGAGGATGTCAAGGGCCAGGCTCTTAACGGTGCTCAGACCCAGTCGCTCATCATGATCATGGAGAAATTTTCAGATGGCAAGCTGAGCGAAAACCAAGCGATCAACATGATAGCAACGGCGATCGGCGTAAGCAAGGACAAGGCGCGCGAGATCGTCCAGGGATTGTAATATGGATAAAGCCAGGGAACAGACCGACAAAGAATTAAAAGCTATGGAATCTAAGATGGGCAGGATCTATGAAAATAGTCCTGCCCTAAAACGCATTAAGAAAGAATATCTGGATTATATGAAGATGGTCCAGGATCGCACAGAATCGTCATATAAGGCTTATATCGAAGCAGCAGATGAAAATACTAAAGAAGAGCTGAAGCGAGTCTATATGGACGAAATAAGGAGCCTGACGATAGAATCTGCAGCTTATAAGAAGCTTATTAAGAAATTTACTAAGGTTATGGCTAAGGTAAATCAAGAAGCTCTTGATATCGTCAATAGATCCATGAGCGAGATCTATGCCATAAATTATAATCAGGTCGCAGACGAGTGCGCACGTGTGGGGATCAAAGTAAATGGCTAAGCCTAAATATACTACAACTGAAGACGAGATCACTTTCAATCTGCTGGATGTTCATACAGTAGACCGGCTCCGCCGGGAAGGAGATATCAGACTACCCGGGAAAAGCTTGGATGTTCCTAAGGATGAAAGATGGAATACAAAGCAAATGTCAAGCAAACTCCTGCAAGGTATCTTGAATGGTAGCAGCATTCCGGAAATAGCCCAAAGCCTGATGGATGTTATCGGCAATAATAAAGTTTCTGCGATCCGCAATGCCAGGACGATGGTCACCGGGGCTGAAAATGCCGGCAGGTTGGGCAGCTACCAAGACCTTGCTGAAAAGGGAGTAGTTCAAAAAAAGGTATGGCTTGCTACGCATGATGAGCGTGTCAGAGAATCGCATATCGAGATCGATGGTGAAGAGCGGGATCCGGATAAAGCATTTTCAAACGGGCTTATGTACCCGGGTGACACTGATCCAAGCGTAGATCCTTCAGAGGTATGGAATTGCAGATGCTCAATGAAAGATCATATCATAGGGTTTAGAAGAGCTGACGGTAGTATATCATACATTGAGGGCGAAGGACCGGCAAATCCAGCACCGCAAGAAGAAGTTCAGCCGGTTGAAAAAGAAAGAGTTGAAAGCAGCAAGTTAGAAAGGGCTATGAGCGAGGATGATTATACCCGCTTTATGGATCTGGTAAATGAAGCGGATAATGGAGAGTTATACCGTCAGTATGCAGATGAAATTAAAGATTTAAAGCTAACAAAAAACGGAGGTCAATTTGATAAGGCAACACAAAGCATTGAGTTTTCTTATGATAAAGGCGATGCTGAAGGAATAAACCGTTATTCTACGCTTGCACATGAATATAATCATTTCTTTGATTATTCTATAGGTAAAGATGAGACTTTACATTTTACAGAGATTGATCTGATAAATGAGCGATGCCAGATAGGATCCGGGGCAGTTAAGCCTGTTAGAGAATGGGCATCTGCATCTGATGAGTTTCTTGCTGCATTAAGAACAGATATGCAGGCATTAAAAGACAAAGGATTTGCAGAATGTTATGATGAGTTTAAACAAACAATCGAGCTGAGAAACTCCACTAATGCTGTTCAAGATGCATTAGATGGATTTTATGGAACACAAAAAGATTTCTATGGCTGGGGACACGGTAATGCATATTATAACCAACTATATAATAGGTTTATTCAATCTTTTAACCATCAAAATGAATTAAGAGATGCATATAATGAGCTTGACTTTAATATAAAAAGTCAGGCTCAGGCAAAATCAATCTTTAGACAATACAGAGCAGCGAGTGAAGCCTGGGCAAATGTAGGGTCAGCTGTTACTTGTGGCGGAGCAGAACTTGAAGCCGTAGAAAAATATATGCCCAATACATTGGCGGCATATAAAGAAATTGTGGGAGGATTAAAATATGAATGAGTTAGAGAAGAAGATGCAAGCATATGCCCAGGCATTTGCTGATGGATTTCCGATGATACCCCTGGGATGGGGCAGATCTGAGGCAGAGATAATTGAGATTATTGATAGGTGTCTTAAAGAAAATAAAGATGTTTATGAGTTAGGATATATTGAAAGTAACCCGGATATTGATTACTAGGGAGGTGACACAGATGCCGCAAATTGATATACGCATGGATGATCACTCTGAAGAAGTTCTGGCTACATTAAAAGATCAAATACTCCTGGGCATGGAAGCGATCGGTCAAGAAGCTGAGGGAAATGCAAAAGATAATCTGACGGCGTTCCCCAGGGTTGATACCGGCAGACTCCGTAATAGTGTTTCGCATGCTGTTGAGGGAGAAGAGCAGGCCGTATATATCGGAACTAATGTTGAATATGGCGTCTATGTCGAGTATGGAACCGGAAAATATGCAGATAACGGGCAAGGCAGGCAGACTCCTTGGTTTTATGTAGATGATAAAGGCATAGGTCGTTGGACCGCAGGCATGAAGCCTTCGCATTTTTTAAGGAATTCAGTGGCCGATCATGGTGATCGATATAAGGCTATTCTTGAAGCTGCATTAAAGGCATAAAAAACCTTTTATATTTATCTTTAACCAATCCCAGATTATAATGCAGGTAGAGTCATTGGACAAAGCATTGTCCAGGGTCCAAACATCTAATGCCAAAGCACTGGCACCGAAGCAAAGGAGATTATATTATGGCACTTACAAGAAAGTTTTTGAAGGCAATGGAAATCGATGACGATAAAATTTCTCAGATCATCGATGCTCACCAGGCTACGATCGATGAGATCGCTAAGGAAAGAGATACTTATAAAGCAGATGCTGAAAAGTATAAGACCGACAGCGATGAACTTGCGACCGTAAAAAAGAAGCTTGAGTCTGCTGAAAAAGACTCAGCAAAGCTTAAGGAGGTCCAGGAAGAGTATGCCCACTATAAGGCTGATGTGACTGCTAAAGAAACTAAGGCCAATAAAGAAAAGGCATACAGAGAAATCCTTAAGGAGGCAGGCGTCTCTGAGAAGAGATTTGATTCTATCGTTAAGGTTTCTGATCTGTCTAAGATTGAGTTTGATGAAGCCGGCAAAGTTAAAAATTCTAAAGAGCTGATCGATGGAATTAAGACCGAATGGGCCGATTTTATCGTAACTGAAGGGCAACGCGGAGCCGGCACTTCGAATCCTCCTTCAAATACTGGCGGTAGTAAGATGTCAAAGGACGAAATCATGAAGATCAAGGACACTGCTGCAAGACAGCAGGCAATGCTTGATAACAAAGAATTATTTATCAATTAAAAAGGAGAAAAAATTATGCCCGCAATGAACAATCTTACTGTTGCAGCGGATATGAAAAAGATCCGTGAAGTTGATTTCGTGCAGCAGTTCACTCACTCCAGTCTCGCAAAACTGATTGAAGTCCTGGGTGTTACCAGAAAGATTCCTATGATGGAAGGTACCACCATGTATTACTACTCCATGAGCGGTGAGCTTGCAAACAATGGAGCAGTAGGTGAAGGAGAGGTTATTCCTCTTACCGAGATCCAGCAAACCAAGACTCCTGTCGGAGAGATCACTCTTAAGAAGTGGAGAAAGGGTGTTTCTGCCGAGGCAATTAAGAAGTCCGGATATCAGGTAGCAGTTCGTGATACCGATGCAAAACTTCTTTCACTCGTTCAGAACAGTATCAGATCAGATCTTTTCAGCTTCCTTAACGGAACCATTAGCGGTTCAACCGCGATCGTAGGTGCCGGCCTTCAGGATGCACTTGCTAAGGCATGGGGACAGCTGCAGGTTCTTTTTGAAGATGATACTGCCCAGGCCGTTTACTTCCTCAACCCTCTTGATGTTGCAGATTATCTCGGCAAGGCAAGTATTACTGTTCAGACCGCTTTTGGTATGAACTACATCGAGGACTTCCTTGGACTTGGTACTGTGATCATGTCTTCAAGGATTACTCAGGGCACCTTTATTGCGACCGCTAAGGAGAACTTTATCATGTATTACCTCACCATGAATGGTGACGTAGCTGATGCGTTCAGCCTTACCGCAGATGAGCTCGGATATATCGGAATTGCTTCCGGTATTCAGAATTCCGAGAGAGCTCAGATCGAATCGCTTGTAATGGATGGCATCCAGTTCCTTGTTGAGTATGCTGCCGGCGTAGTCAAGGGAACCATTGACGATTCTTTTCTAACTGATCTCACCGTAGCTCCCGATGATGCTGACATGACCTATCCCTGGACTGACTTTAAGCCTGCGGATTTCCAGTCTAATGTCGCAGTAAGCGGTGGTGAGATCACAGGTGAGCTTGCGTTCATAGAAGGCGGTCTTTCACCTTCAGGCCCTCTTGCCGGTGACGGTTATTTCCTTGCACTTAAGTTCAGCAACTTCGCTCCTGGTCTTACTTATGAGAATGTTAAGGTTGGACTTACTAACAGCGCAAGCGGAATGGCTCCTGTTACTCTTGATAGTGACAAGGATGTCGTATTTAAGATCACTGATAAGAACAGTCAGAAGGTCCAGGTTATCCAGGCTGATGCTGCCGGACATAAGAATGTTCAGCTGTTCGGCTTAAGCGGACTGACTCTTGCAGAAGGAGTTTAATATGTACAAAGCCCTTGTTGACTTTGTTGATCTTCAGGATAATAACCATAGATACCATGCGGGGGATCCTTTCCCCCGCAAGGGCTATGATCCCGGCGAGGATCGTATTAAGGAACTGTTATCTAGCAGCAACTTAAGAGGCATCGCAGTTATTACTGAAGAGAAACTTAAAAAAGAAAAGGCTCCTGTTAATAAGCCTAAAAAGGACAAAAAAGAAAAATGATGCTGAATGAAGTATGCCTCGAAATAAATAATTTTTTTAATAGGAACCAGCCGATCATTATTGATGATCTTAGGATTTCTAATGGAAAAATTACCAATACTGATTTTCTTTCTAAGATTAAAGAGAATCAGTATTTTCGTATTGTCGGAAGTGTTTTTAATGATGGCGTATATAAATATACCCAGACTCTGACATTACAGGACGAGGATTTTCATGGCGCATTATGGCTTATGGCGGTACCTAAGGATTTTCTTGATCTTGTTGATGAGATCGATGCTTGGCAAGCTGTTAATGGAAAAGCAGACAGTGCGGCAATGTCTCCATTTCAAAGTGAAAGCTTTGGCGGTTATTCCTATTCTAAATTAAGCAGTGGCAATAACAGTGGCTCAAGATCGTCTGTTCCCACATGGCAAAGCCAATATGCATCTCGATTAAGTCGTTATAGGAGGATCAATGCTTTATGAGCTTACTTGAAGAGGCCTATGAGGACTTTACGATTATAAATAAATCAGTCGTTGATGATGGCTATGGCGGAACAACAACGATCTGGTCTGACGGCGCTGTCATAAAAGGAGCGATTGTCTTTGATAGCTCAACACAAATGAAAGTAGCGCAGGCAATGGGAGTTACATCCGCTTATACATTGACTGTAAAGAAATCAATAGAGCTTGATTATCATACTGTGATCAGAAGAGAAAGCGATAAAAAAGTGTTTAGACTTACTTCAAATTCAGATGATAAGAAAACTCCTAGCAGTGCCAGCCTTAACATGCGGCAGTATTCTGCGGAGGAATGGAGTTTGGCATGAGCGAAATTCAAAACAAGATTCAAACTTTACATTCTTTTTGGTCAAGTTTTGGGATCAAAGCATATGATGAAAATTCTGTTCCAGATGGAACAACTTTTCCGTATATCACCTATGAAGTTTCAAGCGATGATTTTGGAAATCAAATTGCTCAAACAGCATCATTGTGGTATCGTGATAGTAGTTGGGCAGACATAACGGAAAAGGCTCAAGAGATAAGCAATTTCATCACAAGAGGTGGCCGGATGGTTGCTTTTGAAGATGGTGCTATGTGGATTCAAAAAGCATCTCCCTGGTCACAGAGAATGAGTGATCCGAGTGATGAAATGGTTCGCAGAATAGTTTTGAATATCATGATTGAATTTTTAGATTAGGAGGAAGGTTGAAATGAAATATACACAAATTCCTTCAACAGCATTTCAGAACATTCAGTTGAATGCAGGAATAGTTGTTGACAGTTTCAATCCTGAAACTGGTGTGATTGGAAATATTTTTGGTGCAACTACAGGCGGTGTTAATTTCAAGGATGATGTTGAGTATTCCGATTTTGGAGAGGATATTGATAATTGTCCGAAGAACACCAAGGAACTGAAACATCTTGATTCTCATTCAGTTTCTATGTCTGGCACTTTCGTTACGCTTGATGCAAATACAGGCAAGGCTCTTGTAGCATCTGCAGATGTTGATGAGATTGATCCTTCTCATATCATTCCTCGTAATGATATCGAACAGACCGACTTTATCGATCTTTGGTGGGTAGGTGATTACAGTGATAAGAATACTGGAGACAGTGCAGGATTTTGCGCGATTCATTTGATGAATGCACTCAACACCGGCGGATTTCAGATTCAATCAACTGATAAGGCAAAAGGACAGTTTGCTTTTGAATTCACCGGACATTATTCCATTGAAAATCAGGACACCGTGCCTTATGAAATATATATCAGAGAAGGTGATACTGAGATCGTTCCAGCTGTTCTCATCAATAAGCATGTTGTAACTGTTTATGCTGATGATACTGTAAAACTTACGGCAAGAACGCTTCCTTCAGGCGAGACAGTTACATGGTCATCCGAAGATTCTGAAACTGCATCCGTAACAAGCGGCGGCGTTGTTACAGGCGAGACCGTAGGTGATACCATTATCACGGCAACGA